AAGAACAAATAGAATTTATTACAGAAAAAGGTTTAGATGCTTGGAAAACTAATGTTGATAAAATTAAGAAAAAATATCCTAAAGAATAGGCATCATGAGTTCTGAAATAAAAGTAACAAACATCAAGCACTCTAGTTCTGGCAGTAACAATCTGGTGCTGGGGAGTGATGGAACAACTACTGTAAGTGGTGCTTTAACTGCTTCAGATTTAGTATCGTTATCAAATGGAATAAATGGTGTTAGAACAAACCAAAATTCAAGTACGCAAGAAGTCACTTTGGATAGTAGTTTTCAGACAGTAGTTTCAACGACAATTACACCAAAAAGTTCAAGTTCAAAACTATTAGTTTTAGGGGTGTTTACTGCTTTTACATTATCAGCAGGCTCTAATCTTCGGGCTAGAATAAGATTAACTGCTACAGGACATACAACTTCTTATAGTGACGAACAGCAATATATAGGATACCAATCATCATCTGATACTCAATTAATGGCTTATGTTCCAATAAACTATATTTTCACAGTTTCAAACACTAACCTTTACACTATAACTATGCAGGGCAAGGCACATGGTGGGACTGGAAAAGCAAGCTATGATGACTCTGGTGGTGATCAAATAAGTACATTGCAAGTAATAGAAATTTAACATGGGTTGAATAGCCCACTAAACCAGAATAAATCATGCCTAGCGATTTACAAGTATCTAATATAAAAGACCTTACGGGCAGTAATACTGGACTGTCAATAGCTTCAGATGGTCAGGTTACGATTGCACAGAATAATCCTACAGTTACGTTAGGGAGTAATGCTTCTTTTCCCAAAGGTGTTTCTAGTGGTGTAAACTATTTATTATGGCAACAAGCCAGTAATGGAAACATTTTACAAGGTACAATGGGTGGTACAGGAGTTCAAATTGTACCTTTTAACACTATTAAGAATGGAACAGAAGATAGTGCATTTACTCAAAACATATTAAGTTTAAGCAGTAATCTTTGGACTATGAATACTGGTTATTATATTTGGGATTTTACTAGACCAATATATCGTTGTAATCATATATTTGTTCAAGGTATTCGCACTTATGGCGATTCTTCTGGGTCTGGTTCAACATTATCAAATGTAACAACCGATAATGTTAATTTTGGAAGCCCTTTTAATTATTCGAGTCCAAATTATAATAATGGTCAATGGATTTGTAATACTGGTGTTTTAAAAGTAACATCCACAAATCAAAAACATGGGTTTTATCTCAATCTTGAAAGTAATGCTCAGGCAGGGGGAAATCTTTCGGGTATGACTACAGCTAGTTCAACTAATGTTATATTAAGAAATATGATTCGATTTATTAAAATAGGGGAAGTGTAATGAGTGATTTACATCATAAACTTTCTTGGGGATTAGTTTATTTAGGTTATAATGTTATAGGTAATTATGCTTGCAGTAACCAAGCAACATACAAAGACATAAAAGAAACTTGGGAACATTCTGATGCAGTGCCGACTGAAGAAAGTATTTTAAATGCGTATGAAGATTGGGTTGAAGCAGAAAAGAAAATTCAATATCAACGTGACAGATCAGTAGCTTACCCAAGTATTCAAGATCAGTTAGATATGCAGTATCACGATCAAATAAATGGAACGACAACTTGGAAAGATGCAGTCGCTAAAGTCAAAGCAGATAACCCGAAGCCGTAATGGATCATCATAACTTCCCTGAGTTTCCTAATCCTGCTGATGCTCAATATTACCAATACCCTCAAACAGTAGTAGAAACAATGCCAGAATTAAGTGCTTTAAGTAATGTAATAATGGAATTAGGTATACCAGCGTGTGTAATTATAGCTAGTTTCTGGTTTATTAAATATACAACGGATCAAGGAAGAAAAGAACGTGAACAATTTTGGGCTAAAGATGCTGAAAATGATGCTAAAATTATGCAACTAGTAGAAAAGTCTTCTGATGCTATTATGTCTATGAAAATAGCACTAGAACAAAATACCCAAGCTATGAGAGAACTTACTCTTAAATCTAAGTGACCCCAGATCCTACCCCAGAGGAATTAACTTCTTCTATTGAAATAAAATTTAATTTATTTGCAGAGGAAATCCTCCACTACAAGCAGACAAATAAAACTAGTCATTGGTTTAATGCTATTAAGATTATTAGAGATATAGCAGATCAAATAGATGACCTTGAGTTAAAAACAGAAGCAAAAGTAAACTAATGGAAGAGATTCACGAAAAGAAGACTGTAAGGAATGGTGCTAAACAAAATGACCCTAATGTTGCTATGCAGAAACTTAGGTTTTGGGCAAGATTTCTTATTAGTCTACTAGCGTTTAGTTTGTTTGGTTGGTTAGTAATTACTATGATTAACAAACCTGACGAACTTGCACAATCTTCTAAAGATCTAATTAACCTAGCTTTTGGTGCTTTTTTACCAATTATAGGTATGTTAGGTAAGCATTGGTTTGAGACTGAACACGAACCAATAATTAACTCTGATCCACCCCCAAAGAAAGGAAGTGATGGAAACGATTTTGTTGAACCTAGTTAAAAATATGATTGCATCAAAGTTTACTGAATTAACTGCTAATCAAGCAGAGAATATAGTGAATCAAACATTATCTTCTAAAGAAGTGCAAGCTATTGATAAAAAAGTAGAAGCAATGAAGGATAATGCCCACAAATCCTTAAAGGAATTGATATGGGGATGATTACAGATCATTTCTCAGAAAATGAGATGAAATGTAAAGGTTCTGGTGATTGTAAAATGGTTCCAGAGTTTATGGAAGCACTAGAGAAGATCAGAATGGAATTAAATAAACCTATGATAGTCTCTAGTGGGTATCGTTGTCCTGAATACAATGACAAAGTATCTGGTTCTGGTTTAACTGGTCCTCATACTACTGGTAGAGCAGTAGATGTAGTATGTAGTGGTGGTGATGCTCTTAAAATTATGGAATTAGCTATTAAACACGGGATGACAGGGATTGGTGTATCACAAAAAGGTGATCACAGTAAAAGATTCCTACATCTTGATATGTTAATCCCTAATATGAGCAAACCTCGTCCTTGGGTATGGAGCTACTAATGTATTATCCAAAAAGAAAAAAAAAGAAGAAGAAAAACCCACTTAAGATTTACTGATGGAACTTACTAAACAACAGAAAATATCTAGGTTACTTAAACAAAAGCCAGGATTGTACAGAAATATACATCTCAAAAGACTTAGAGGTGGTAAACCTCGTAAAGTAGGTTCTAAAGGTAGTCCTAGTAGACAAGATTTTATCAATAGTGCTAAGACTGCTAAAAAGAACCCTTTAAGAATTAGTTAAATATGGGATCTCCTGCTTGGCAACGGAAGGAAGGTAAAAATCCTTCTGGAGGATTAAATAAAAAAGGTAGGGATAGCTATAAAAGAGAAACAGGGGGTACTTTAAAAGCTCCTGTTAGGAAAGGTGATAACCCTAGGAGAGCAAGTTTTCTTGCTAGGATGGGTAATATGGCTGGACCTGAATATAAAGATGGTAAACCTACTAGGTTGCTACTTTCTCTTAAAGCATGGGGTGCTAGTTCTAAAGCAGATGCTAAAAAGAAAGCAAAAGCAATAAGTAACAGAAATAAACTAGCTATAACCTAATATGCAGGATCAACTAGAACGCTTACACAATGTTCTTACCCAAGAACTACTTAATAGAATAACTAGTGGTGATGCTTCTGCTGGGGATCTTAATGTTGCTAGACAATTCCTTAGAGATAACCACATAGAAGCACTACCAGTAGCCGATAGTCCTCTCAAGAATCTACTAGATTCCCTACCCCCACCTGAGTCTATTGACGAATGCAACTGAAGCAGAGTTACTAGATAGACTTACGTTCCCGATATTCCTCTCCCATGTGTGGAACCACCTACATCTTCCACAACCAACCCCAATCCAACAAGATATAGCTACATACCTAGAAGAAGGTCCACGTAGACTAGTCATTGAGGCATTTAGGGGTATAGGTAAAAGTTATATTACTTCTGCTTATTGTTGCTTTTGTTTATTAAAGAATCCTGAGACAAAAATATTAGTTGTTAGTGCAAGTAAAATAAGATCAGATGATTTTAGTACATTTACCCAGAGATTGATCTTAGAAATGCCTGTACTGCAACATTTACGTCCCTCCGACCACCAGAGGCAGAGTAAAATTTCTTTTGATGTTGGGCCTTCTACCCCTGCTCACGCACCTTCTGTAAAATCTGTAGGTATTACAGGTCAAATGGCAGGTAGTCGTGCAGACCTAATTATTGCTGATGATATAGAAGTACCAAATAACTCCATGACCCAAGGTATGAGGGATCGTATAGCGGAGTCTGTGAAGGAATTTGATGCGATATTAAAGCCTAGTGGGAGGATTATATTCTTAGGTACACCTCAGAGTGAACAGACACTCTATGAGGTACTACCAGAGAGAGGATATGAGTTAAAGATATGGTGTGCTAGAGTTCCAGATCAGAAACTAAAAGAGAAGTATGGGACACGATTAAGTGACTACATACTAAACCACAAGGGAGAAGCTGGGTCACCTACAGATCCAGATAGGTTTGATAACTTTGATCTAGAAGAAAGAGAACTAAGTTATGGGAGAGCAGGGTTTAGTCTTCAGTTTATGTTGGATACTAGTCTTTCAGATGCAGATAGGTATCCATTAAAGACACAAGACCTAATCGTTATGGATATACCTAAAGATAAAGGTCCACAAGAAGTAATAGCAGGAAGATTAAACCATACAAAACTAAGTGATCTACCTAATGTTGGTCTAGCTGGGGATGGTTGGTATGGTCCTCTAGATTTACCTAGTGGGTGGCAAGAATATACTGGGTCAGTCATGAGTATAGACCCTAGTGGCAGAGGTAAGGATGAGACTGCTTTTGCTGTTGTCAAAATGCTGAATGGTAACTTGTACCTATGTAAAGCAGGAGGGTTTAGTGGGGGGTACTCTGATGAGGTAATGACAAGCCTTGTTAAACTGGCAAAGGGTTACAAGGTAAATGTAGTATTAGTTGAGAGTAACTTTGGGGATGGTATGTTTAGTGAGTTACTAAAGCCACATCTAAAAAGAATATATCCTGTTGGGATAGAAGAAGTAAGAAGTAACACACAAAAAGAAAGAAGAATCATAGATACCCTAGAACCAGTTATGATGCAACATAGACTTATAGTAGATACCAATGTTATTACAGAGGACTATGAGTCTACTAAAGAGTACAATGTTGAAGATTCCTTGAGGAAACAATTGTTTTACCAGATGACTAGGATAACAAGGGAGAGGGGATCACTAAGACATGATGACAGACTAGATGCTCTTAGTATGGCAATAGGATACTGGATAGAACAGATAAGTGCTGATCAACAAGTAGAAAGCAATAGACAAAGAGAAGAAGCACTAGATATGGAACTAGAGAACTTTATGGAGGGTAGTAAGGCATACCTTAGTAAACCTAAGAGCCTAGGGGAACCTGTGTATACTTATTTCAGCAGTAGTAATCATTAGTAGAAGTAGTAAAAAGTAGTACCTTGAACTATACCCAAGGTATACCCTAGGTATACTTTAGGTATACTTTAGTATTGTACTTTAGTTTTGTTACTTCTGCTTTTAATCTATGTCTCATGATTCCCATATCCATGGGTCTACTAGAGTATACTTAAATATAGGGTACTATAGACTGTATCCTATGGGGTTCGGTATTCTGTATGACTGTAAATAATTTGGTGCAAAAATTTGAATACCTTACTACGTATGTGTACCCAAAATCCCCCCCTTGGCCCCCCTCAAAGATCCTTAGTTTCCGGTTTTATCCAAAACGGAAGTTCAAAAACTAATGATTTCAATGACTTAACAACCTGCCAAAACTACTAGGAATCAACTTAATTGTTTTTGTAGAGAATTAAATTAGATTTTCATTCATTTTTCTATACTATCGTTTTTTCATTTCATTAATCTTATTTACAAAAGTTAAACCAGATTACAAATGTAATATCATGGATACCAAAGTCTACCATTATTTAATTTACAATCCGCAGCATAACAATTAGATTCCTATACAAGATACAAGACATCCTCAAGGTTCTCATCTTATACAAGATAGGTGAATATCGGGGTTTTCAGGGATAAATAAAATTTCTTCAATGATTTCAGATGTTTTGTTAATTAATTCACTTTTTTTCGTTTTCTGCTATTGACAAACCATAAGCACATAGTACCATGGTCTTACGTTATTCAATTATGAATATCGTTACTCTCTAATTCTCAATATAAAGAAAGGTTATCATGTCCAATACATACAATAATTCAATGACGATTCTGGGTTGTAATATGAGTCAAGCAGAACTGGCATCATTACCAACACCAGCATCAACCGATACTCACATAGTTGTTCCTCATCATGATGTTATAGAACTTCTTCAGAAAGAAGCAGTATCATGCAATTTCGATTTAGATAATTTCATGTTCGGCACTTCTCATGATCATAATAGAATGTTCGGTGTTGCTACCATGAACGCTGATATAATTAATCCTGATGCTTCAACTATTATCGCATTTCGTAATAGTCATGATAAGAAGTTTCCTTTGGGTTTTGCACTAGGGCAAAGAATTTCTATATGTTCTAATTTGCAATTCGGTGGAGAAGTAGTAATTAAAACCCGACATACTAAAAACGTATGGCAGAGAATCCCTAGGTTAATGACTAGGGCCGTTGGTCAATTGCAGAACATAAAAGTCATTAATGAGAAAAGAACTGAAGCTTACAAGAAAACAGAAGTTCCTAGTGATGCATGGGTGCATGACTTTTTAATTCATTCCGTAGATAACGGAGTTCTTTCTGCTTCTAACATTCCTAAAGTTTTAAGAGAATGGCGTCAAGAGGAAGGAAGTCAATCTGCTTCCCATGATCAATTTAATGATCGGACGTTATGGAGTTTAAATAATGCTTTCACCGAATCATTTAAGATTTATTCAAATCTAGATCAGATTACCAGCAGGAATATTAAACTTTCAGGAATGATGGATAACTATTGTAATTTAGATTTTAGTACGGAAATAGAATTAAATGATGATGAGTTTGAAACTATAAGGTTTGATGAAGGCATAACTTTGCCAGCATCAGAATTACCAAGTGATTTATCAGATCAAGAAAAAGCAAACTTAGAAATGCAGGAAAGACTGGAAGAAATGGAAGAAGTATAAATTCATTCCCTAGGGTTCTAATTAGATCCCTAGGGTTCCCGATAGAATGCATTTGTATTTAAAGTGCATTCTTCAGGGAAACAATAAAGTTTTCTTGATTCTCTCTAATTCTCATTAATAAAGGATATTATGGGAAATGATAAAAAAGTAGAAAAAGTAGAAGCACTCGAAACCGTAGCCAATGGGCTAAAAAAGTTCTTGGTTGAATTTGAGTGCAAGCAGATAGTCCGTAGCACTGTAGAAATAGAAGCCAGTACTAGAACTGATGCTGAAAAGAGATTTAAGGCAAATGCTGATGATCTTGATATTGATACAGTTATAGCTGGTGCAGATAAAAAGTTTGCTCCCCAACTAGTAGGAAAATCTGTTAGGGCTTTTCCTGCTTAATCTTATTTCATTTTCTAGGGAAGTAATTAAGCTTCCCTAGTCTCTCTAATTCTCATTATATGAAAGGTTAATATGTCAGTAGATAAAGAAGCTATAAAAACTCATGATCTTTTGCTTGCTAGTGTTGTTCAACTTGTGGAAGAAAACCAAAGGTATAAAAAAGAAATCCATAGTTTAAAAACCAAGTTAGGTAAAAAAACTATGGAACTACTTTGGGGCCGTCCTAGTTATGGATGTTATTAAAATTTAATTATATCCCTAGGGTTTACTTTTAAATCCTAGGGTTCTCTCTAATTCTCTCAAAGGTACAATCATGCAAAGGAAACTAGAAATCATAATTTTAATCTCAACAGTAATTTTAGGTTTGGGAATCATTGGCGAACTGATCCGCATTGAAAGGGATCTATACCAGAAATATACAAAACCTTTTATTGAGCAAGATCATGCCAAGAAAAAGAGTTTTAATTGAAATGACAGAAAAAGAATATGATACCTTCAGGGGTTGGTTATCATATGCAGAAAGTGAAGTAAACGAACATTATCAAGATGCTGGTTTTACTTTAAATGAAATCAATATTGTAGAACGGGCAATCCGCAAATTTAGAAACAATGCATACAGGATATGAAAATGGA